AAAAAACTCAGCTAAAAATGCTTTTAGATTAAATCGTTCTTGATTTTTTTGTATTTTTCTAAAATATCTTCCAACTACTCCTAATAATGTGAAAAATATTGTTAATAAAAATAAAGAGAAATATTTTGCCCAAAACTCTATCCATTCAGTTATCATCTTTTACCTTTAATGTTAAATCTAAATTTATTACTGCTATCTCATCATTTGCTATTTGTATATCCTCTTTTATATTTGTATGCACTCTATATACTCCATTTATATGAAGCAAATCTATTAGTTTTGAAAAAATCACTTTTTCCCCTATATAATATCTATTTGAAAAATTTTCTTTGATTGTATCTGCGATAAGCTCTAAATCTTTAGTATTAAAAATAGTTACATCTGCACTTAAATCTATTTGTTTTTTTGTAGCCTCTTTTATCTCGACTTTATCACTAAGTGGTCTTACTTTTTTAGAGTTTATAAAATTATATAATTCATTTTCATTTATTGCTTTAGATAAAGCATATACTATTTTTACAACTCCAGCAGATTTATTAAAAACTTTTACATCATAAATATTTGCAGAGAAACTTTTAACCCAGTATTTATAAGATTGTTCGCTTCCTGCACTTGAATACTTATTTAAAGAGGCTTTAGCTCTAATTAAAAAAGACATATCATCTTCATTTTCCAACCTTTGTTCTCCTCCAAAAAAAGCAAATATAAAATTATCCAAATCAGCTCCACTACTATAGTGTGGTAACATCTTTTTTAAATCTTCATTTATAAGATTTCTAAGATATATCTCTCTATAAGCAAAAGTTTCAATCAAAAGCATAAAATCATCACTTTGAACTAACTTTATCTTTGGTCTTTGTTTTTTTATATCTTTTATAATCTGCTCTTTTATATCTTCAAAGCTAAGCTTTGATATGGCTGTTGGTTCTTGTAAATTGTATTTTTCTAAATTTTTAAGATAATCTAACACTATAATGCTCCCCTGTAAAAAACTCTATTTCAAACTCTAAATAAAACTCATTTGTTGTTGTATTAATTTTTTTAATATTTAAAGCTTTAGGATAAACTCTTTTATCCCAAAGTTTGCCATTTTCATCAAAACAGCACTCCAAAGAAAATCTTTTAAAATCAATAAGCCACTCTTGATTAAAATTTTTATCAACTAAAGTATATAAAGAAGATCCAAAGTGTGGAAGCATAATTCTTGTTCCATATGCTGTTGTGAACATTCTATTAAAACTTTCTATTGGGGTGTTTACAAAATCATCTTTATAAATATTATTTAAATCTTCTACTTCTATAGTCATCTTAAACCTTTGGAGGACTTGTAAAAGTATTTCCACCATAATGATTTCCTGCATTTTGTGGATGAATATGGGTTTTTGATATATCTACATTATCGTGAGATATTTTTCCACCCATAAAAGATGTTTTAGAAGCAGTAATATTTAAATTTACTGCTTTTATATTTATATTCTTTACTGCATTTATAAAAAGTTCTTGTTTAGAACTATCATAAGATATACTTGTTCCATCTTCATATATAACTATCTCTTTGTGACTAGCTCCTAGGGGTTCAGGACAATTTTTATTAAAAATAGATCCTAAAATTAGTAAATCATCTAAAACGGCTACTTGTTGATTTACTCGTAAGGGTGTAAATTCTCTTTTAAAAGAGTTTGCACTACTTAATATGGGCAAGAAATCTGTAACTCTTCCAAGTATATTTACTCTTGCTAAGGCTTTATTGCTTTTTACTTCTACAACTGTTCCAAACTCTAACAAATACAACTCCTATAAAATTAATATGTCATTTTAAAGTTTTTATTTTTTTTTGTCTTTCCACATAGAGCTTATGTAGGAAGATTAAAGATTTTTTTTATTTTACAATTTCAAATATAGTTAAAAATTAGGAGTTAAGAAGTGCATATGAATTTAATACCTGATTATTTTTTTATAGAGCTTAATAATCAAAAAAAAGATACTTTAGTAAAAATATCTCCAATTGGAGAAGTAAAAGGTCTTGATAATAGAGTCTTTATAATTGATGGGGAAAAAGTTTTAGAAAATACCAAAGCTAGAGCAATAGATATTGTTTTAAATAAAGACCATAAAGATGGAGAAGCTTTAGGATGGTTTGATTTATCATCTTTAGTTTTAAAGCAAGATGGTATTTATGCAAAACTAGAGTTAAATAACTTAGGTAAGGAGGCAATAGAAAATAGATATTATAGATATTTAAGTCCAGAGTTAGCAGTTAATTCTAAAAATAGAGAGGTACATAGTATTGTTGGTATTGGGCTTGTGAATAGCCCTAACTTACTAAATAAAGCATTAAATAAAACACAAAAGGATAATAAAAATATGCAAGAAGAATTACAAAAAGAGATAAACTCTTTAAATAGTGAAAACCAAGCACTAAAAAAAGAGATTAATACTTTAGAAGATATAAATAAAACTTTGCAAGATGAAATAGAAGTTTTAAAAGAGACAAATAAAATAAATCTAATTAATAGTGCAATAAATAGTGGAGAACTTTTACCAAGCCAAAAAGAGTTTGCAATGAGTTTAGAATTAAATAGTTTAAATGGCTATTTAGCTAGTGTTAAAGGGGCAAATACAGAGCTTACAAAAGCTTTAAAGACGCCTTTAGATATACAAGAGCAAAAGAGTGAAGAAAATGCTCAAAGTTTAAAAAATATGGGATGGGAGTAAAAAATGGCAATATTAAATAGTGAAAATTTAAACACTGCTTCAAAAGCATTTAAAAAAGAGTTTGAAGATTTTTATAATCAAACACAAGTAAATTATGACAAAGTTGCAACACAAATAAATTCAAATAGTCTAAACTCTTCTTATACTTGGCTAGGAGACTTTCCAAAAATGAGGGGGTGGATAGGCGATAGAGTTATACAAGATTTAAAAGCACACTCTTATACTATTACTAAAAAGAGATTTGAGCTTACAATTTCTATGGATAGAGATTATATTTTATATGATAATTTAGGAATGATGAAGCCACGAATTCAACAAATGGCTTATGATGCTAAAACTCACTATGATGAGTTAGTTTTCCCTTTACTTGAGACAAATACAGTTTGCTATGATGGTAAAAACTTTTTTGATACAAAACATAAGGTAGGTTCAAATGATATATCTAATTTAGGAGATTTAGCTTTAAATCAAGCAAATTTTCTAAAAACAAGACAAAGTATGATGAGCCAAAAAGGAGAAAGCGGTAAAAAACTAGGTATTAAACCAAATATTATAGTTATACCTCCACAGCTTGAGGCAATGGCTTTAAAACTTTTTAAAGCAGACACAATAGATGGTAGCTCAAATATCACAAAAGATATGGTAGAGATACTAGTAATTGCAGATCTAAGCGATGACAAAGCTTGGTATTTATTGGATACCTCTAGACCTATTAAACCACTTATTTTACAAATAAATAGAGCTATTAATTTTACAGCTATGGATAAAGTAGATGATGAAAATGTATTTATGAATGCTTCTTTTAGGTATGGGGTTGATAGTGAAGATAATGCAGGTTATGGGTTTTGGCAACTAGCATATAAGCAAACAGGTTCTAAAGCATAATGTTTGAGAAAATCCTAAAAAAAGTACAAAGTGATGTAAGTTCATTAGAGCATATAAACGACACAGATTTAAACTACTACTGCACTTGTGCAATTGAAGAGATGAATGATATTGTAGGCTCTAAAGATGTGGACTTAACAACAAAACTTGATATTGCTTATTTTAGGTTTTTGCTTTATGTAAAACAAGACACAGATTTAAGCGAGGCAAATATGCAAATATATCAAGATGCTTTAAAAAAAGTGCAAAAAGCAAAATATATAGAAGCAATAAATTATAAAAATAAAAGTAGATTAATAGCGGTAGGACAAAGAGACTCAAAATGGTTTTAATACCTATAAATGAAAGTTTGGATCTAAAAGCAGTAGATGAAACTATGCATAAACGATTTGAGTGTTTAAAAGATTTTGACTTAAACCTTTTTCCTCTTTTATGTAAAAAAGAGTATTTGCCTCATTTATCTTTTATGTTTGATGTTGATATTAATTCTTTAGATGAACAAAAAACTAAAGAGCTTCTATCTTGTGCAATAACTTTAAAAAAATATATAGGAAGTGTTTATTATCTTGAAGAGATGCTAAAGCTACTTTTTACAGATACTAAAGTTTTTGAGTGGTTTTCTTACTCTGGAGAACCTTACTATTTTAAAGTTGAAGTAAAAGCAGAGAAAAATCCAATAACAAAAGAGTTTTACGAAAAGTTAGAAAAAGCAATAGCTGAGTATAAAAATGTAAGAAGTGTATTAGAAAAAATTGTAATAAGTACAAAAGTAAACTTAGGCAAAAAATATGCTCTTGCAACTTTAAGCGGTGAAACAATAAAAGTTGAACCACTTTTAAAAGTAGAGCTAAAGCTTAAGGCAATAAAAAACTACTCTTTAGCTTGTAGCTTAGAAGAAAGCTTAAATATAAATCTAACAATAGGAGATCAAATTGAGCAGTAATACACAAGAGTTTTATACACTATTAACCAATAGTGGAATAGAAGCTTTAATAAAAGCAAAAGAGAAGAATAAAGATATAAAACTATCAAAAATGGCTGTAAGCGATAATGAAAATTCTCCAAGCTGTGATATGAGCATATTAGAAGATGAAAAGTATAGGTTTGATATAAACTCGATTTTTCAAGATAGTATAAATCCACATCATTTGATACTTGAAGCTGTAATTCCTGCTAGTGTTGGTGGGTTTTATGTTTGTTCTATTGGTTTTCGCAGTGGGGAAAGTGCCAAAAACATATAAACCACTGCTTGAGCAAGGAGCCTCTAAAGATTTAACTATAAAAGTTGTTTTGGAAATTTCAAATAGTGCAAATGTAACTTTAA